TGTCATAGTTCTCAACTATCTGAACTTCACTTGGCAGCATCCGTTCCAGACCCATCCAATCACCCTGAGGGTTGCGCATCTTGATCAGGAAGCCGTTGCCGCAGGCGAGATAGAACTTGATCATCTCAGCCAGGATGGTGGTCTGGTCTTCACAGGCGGGAAACTCGGCAGCTTCCATCCAGGCAGTAACTTGCTTGTTCTTGCACTCGAACTGCATGACAGTTGCCATAGAGAGGGCATCAATACAGCCGGAGTGGTACTCGTCCAAGTCAAGAAGATTGAGCAATTTACTCATGGAGTATGGTGCCATCACTGTCTTTCTAGTCTCGGCTGCCTTGGAGATAAGCTGTTTGCCCACTCTCTGGCACTTTGTGAGGTCAATGGCTTCCGGCTTGTACTTGCTCTCGATCAGATCGGACACTGAGCTGATAGCCAGGTTATAGCCACCCAGACGCATTACCCTCATGCGCCAGCTCCGGTGCCACTCTTCAGCAGGTCGATCTTAGCGATCCGAACCAAGCGAGAGCCATCTATGCGGCTGGTGTAGTACTCCACACTTGTCAGGTCCCGGTTCATCAGCTTGAGGTAGAAAGTCCGGAACTTCTCCTTGAGTTGATACAAGTCCGAATCAGGATCATCCACGTTATGGGCATTGACGATCAGGAACACCGTCCAAGCAATGTCTGTGCTTACGAACTGACGGGAAGTACCGTTCCTGCCTGTCTCCGAGTCCAGGATCACGATAGCGCAGGGCAACTGCTTTGGTATGTTGTCTTTGTTGAACTGGATGGTGGGGATGTCCGAAAACTTCAGGGCATCCACTATCCGGTTCCGATCTGCGATAAACTTCTCAAAAGCGCTCATAGACTTACCTCGATGGAGTTGAGTTGTTGATATATCCACTGCTCCCGGTTAGCGATTACCTGAGCGAATACGTTCCTTGCAGCTATGCCTTCCCGCTTGATCTTGGCTTGGATCATGTGAGCTATCTGATCCACAGTGAGCAGCTTTCCACTTTTCTTATCAGTCCACGAGAGCCCCTTCCGCTCCACCCATGACTTCAGAGGTGCGATAGGAGTCCAGGAAGGCACTTTACCGCCCAAAACAAAAGGCTCATGTTTCACGTTTGATCCCACTCTCAGAGTCATGCCGGAGTCATTGGTTTCCACTATGTAACCAGTATTCCCGTAGAAATCGCCTTTGTCGTAGATCTGCTGAGTGAGAATCTCCTTGCGAGAGTCAGCATCGATAACACTCCCGATCAGATGCAGCCTGCTTTCCAGAGCACTGTAGATGGCCCGGCAAACTTCAACCATAATCTCATCAAGGGTATTGGAGTTCTGTTCAGGCATGGCAACTCCGATTGAAAATCCTTGAGATACAAAAATCTGCGTCAATCCGTTCGATCTGCGTCATCTGCGTGCTATTCACTTCAGATCACCCCGGCTCTCAGCACTTTAGGTAGCCTCGGTTTCAACTCTGTGAGTCGATCCATGCCACTTTGATTGAGATAGTTCCGCAGCAGTGTGAGTGCCCTCAGTTCAAGCTTGGCTTTGAATGCGTCTATTTCGCTCCCTGTGAGCAGTTCGGTGGCGGATTGGTCTAATCCTATGGTCTTGACTATTCCCTCGCCAAGGGTCTTCAAATTGAGAAACTCGCAAGTGCTCTGCAGCATCAGGAAACTGAACCCAAAACGAAAAGAGATCAGGAAGGGATCATCTTCTGGGTAGTCGATTCGAGTAGCATCCTGGTAGAAGTTATCCAAAACAAGGCTTCTGATGGTCTCCAGGACAAGCCCTTTATGCTCTTTGAAGATGAGATTATCAGCCATCTCTTTGGGCAGGTTGAGCGCTGCCAGCAGGTCAATAGTCTCGACAGGGATGGGGATCACTTGCCTTTCCTCATCAGTTCGGATAGCTCAATCGCTCTGCGGCCAACCTGCTTCGCCCACTTAGACACAAGCATGTTATTGGCAGCCCGTTCCCAGTCTCCGGCTTTGGTAAACTCCAGTGTGTTCTTGAAGCCAAGCAAACCATTGATACCGAGGTTGAAGCACATGTTGAGCAGAACAGACTTCCGCACTTCATCAAGACCATTGTAGATATCCGGTATCTTTGACTGAAGCTGCTTCTCGCAATTCATGATGTCATTGATTAGCATGACGTAGGCTTCGGATTGGGATATTCCACAATCATCAAGATTGCGCCCGATACCTATTGTCAGCTTGCCTGCTGTACAGCGATATGGCTTCAGCCGCAGACCCTCATGTCTGACTAATTGAGCTTTGATTCGGTTCATCAATGCTTCGGTCATGCTTTCTCCTTGTTCCAGATGTGATCATTGATCCAGAGCCAGGAAAGCATTCCCCTGTATGCTGACAAATTAGGATGAGTAAGGATGAGACAGATTTTGGGTTGACAAATATCTCGTGCTGTAGCTCTTGTAAATTCAGGAACAAGTGAAAACAGCGATCTATTCGTTTTGAAGATTGAAAGCTGCTCTCTACTAACAAAAGTATGAGGAGAATTGAACTATGAACCAGAATTTATGGGGTCCCAGCAACCCCCACCCATTATCAGAAAAAAAAACGGAATTGATCTGGGAGGGGAAATACGATGAATACGGCAACAGACGAGAAATAAAACTACCATCAACCCCATATCCACTCCAAAAAATCGAAACTATTGATGAACCACATGATCGTATCAAAGCAGATAGAGTCGTGCAAGATGAGATATTCGACGAGACTAAGTTTCATGAAGGCCATCACCATGACAGCTTCCGTAACATGCTAATCTGGGGAGATAACAAGCTGATCTTACACTCATTGTTGGAGAAGTATCGAGGACAGATTGATCTTGTTTACATTGATCCACCCTTTGATGTGGGGGCAGATTTTACTATGGAAGTTCAAATAGGGGATGAAAGTGATTCTCTTCAGAAGGAACAATCTATTCTTGAGGCTGTCGCTTACAGAGATACATGGGGAAAAGGAACTGACTCGTACTTACACATGATGTATGAGAGATTAGTATTAATAAGAGAGTTGTTAAGCAACAAGGGAACAATATTTGTTCATTGTGATTGTAAGGTGGCTAGTCACTTGAAGTTAGTAATGGATGAAATTTTCGGTAGAGATAATTTTATCAATGAAATAATTTGGAGATATACCGGTAATTCAGTACCCAGCAAGTGCTTTCCTAGAAAACACGATAGTATCTTTTTCTACTCAAAATCCAACTCTTATATAATAAATTTTGAGGATGTCCTTGAGCCATATTCAGACTTAACGATGAAAAGGTATAATCATACTGATGAAAATGGACGTAAATATAAAGTTAGTGCTTTAAGAAATGGAAAAAAAGAAATTATTTATGCTAAAGAAGGCAAATATCCAGACGATGTATGGGACATACCTGTGCCCCGTTCATTTGATGAAATAGTAGGCTACCCTACTCAAAAGCCAGTTTTGCTGCTACAAAAGATCATCAAAGCATGCAGTAATGAAAATGACTTAATTGCTGATTTCTTCTGCGGCTCAGGCACAACATTAGCAGTGGCTGAAAAGCTTGGGAGAAGATGGATTGGGGCTGATTTAGGCAGATTCAGCATTCACACCACCAGGAAAAGAATGTTGCAGGTTCAAAGAGAGCTTCACTTATCCGGAAAGCCCTATCGATCTTTTGATGTTTATAATCTTGGAAGATACGAAAGACAATGGTGGCAAAAAGAGAGATTGCATGGGGCGGATACTGAGCACCGGGCTACTGTTATGAAGTTCTACAAAGCTACTGAGCTCGTCAATCCCCCAAGCTCGCTACTTCATGGGAAGAAGGGTGGAGCATTGATTCATATAGATGAAATCGATGGCATGTTCACTGGTGAAGAGTTAGTCAATGTCGCCAAGGCAGCAAGCATGGCGGGAGCCAAAGAAGTTCACATACTTGCCTGGGAGTTTGAGATGGAGCTTACCACGCGCAAGCAAGCTATTGAAGCTGAACATAACGTTCAGATCAAACTCTTTTATATCCCTCGGGAAATCATGGAAAGCAACCGCACAGAATGCCAGTTTTTTGAAGCCGGATACTTGAAAGCTGCAGTTCTAAGGGATAAAGAGGGTAAAATCGATGTGGCATTGGAAAGCTTTATACCTTCTCTGGCAGAAGCACCTGAAAAAGAAGTAAGTGCTTTAAGGGAACGCTCAGTAAAGTCTCCGTTTGATTTCATAGATTTTTGGGCAGTTGATTTCGACTATCGCAAAGATAAACCCTTTGAGCACCATTGGCAGGATTTCAGGATTAAAAAGAAAAGAACGCTTGCCACGAAAACAGATCTTGGCTGGAAGTATCACGATAGTGGAAAGCATGAGATTTGTGTAAAAGTGATAGATGTATTTGGAGTGGACACCACAATTGTGATACCTGTGGAGGTGTGATTTGGCTACAATCTTAAACGACCGGAATCTTGACGCTCTGAAACCGATTTTTAAGCCTTGGGAGGAGCCCTCAGGGTACCGGGTTCCGGGAGCAGATGATAACAGCCCGGCACGAGTAGAGCCGGGGCGCAGACCAAGCCGTTGCCCATTAGTAAGAGCTATTCGTTCTGAAGTCGATATGTGGAGACGTGGAGACTATGCCGGAGTAAGTGATACGAGCAGATACTTGCTCAACTACTGGTTCAATACTGACCACATGTTAAAAGACAATTCAACCGGGGAATCCTATCCCTTTCGCTACCATTGGGCACAAAGAGAAGCAATCGAATCGATCATCTACTTACATGAGCTAAGAAGAGTAAGAAACACTGCTTCTTTGCTAACAGAGTTCGGAGGCGGAATATTTGATGACATTGCCTTGGGCATTATGCCAAATGAAGACCAATGGCTGAAGTGCTGCTGTAAAATTGCCACTGGAGGCGGAAAAACAAAGGTAATGAGTTTAGCTATTGTCTGGAGTTACTTCAATAGTTTAAGAGAGCAGAACTCCGGTTTAGTTAAGCATTTTGTGGTTATCGCTCCCAACCTGACAGTGTATGAGAGGCTCAAAGACGATTTTGAAAACAGGAAGATCTTTGATACTGATCCTCTAATCCCGGAGGAATGGAAGGGTGATTTTCAGTTAAAGACCATTCTTCAGGATGAGCCCGGTGGTGAAGTATCCTTCGGAGCGATCTATCTAACGAACATCCACCGATTGTATGAGTCCCGGGATAACAACATAGATGATGAAGGCTCGATTTGGGGACCCGAAGTAAAACGTAATAAAGCTCTTGATACTTCCATAGCTTTTCGAGAGCGGATAACATCTCATAAGGGGATAATGATCCTGAATGATGAAGCACACCATTTGCATGATCCTGAGCTTGCATGGAATAAAGCCATCGATTCACTTCATCGGATGAGCCTCAACAAAGGCCGGGATGGTGTGTGCCTTCAGCTTGATTTTACCGCAACACCAAAGCATAATAATGGTGATTTCTTTAGGCATATAGTATGTGATTTTCCTCTGGGAGAAGCTGTAGATGCGGGAATTGTAAAGGTACCCGTCCTGGGAGAATCGGATCGATTGAATATTCAAGGGGACAAAAATGCTCCTGCCCCCGAAAAGTATCGTAATCATCTTCAAGTAGGTTATCAGAGATATGAGGAATCATATAAACAATGGGAAAAGGTCCGTAAACCGATTCTTTTTGTGATGACTGAGGATTCTGCGTCTGCAAATGAGATAGCAAGATATCTTGATGGTGATGCCTTTCCACTGCTAAAAGGGAGAGTTTTAAACATCCATACAAAAATCAAAGGCAGGATCAAAAAAACAACCAGATTTGGCAAAGAGATCAAAGAATTCATAGAAAAAGAAAAGGATATGAAACCTGATGACCTCAAAGCTTTGAGAGAAATGTCCAGAGAATTGGACAGCCCCAACAGTAAATATCGGTGTATCGTCTCAGTGATGATGCTCAGAGAGGGATGGGACATAAAAAATGTTTCTACGATTGTCCCTTTGAGGGCATATTCTGCTAAATCAGGTATTTTACCTGAACAGACTTTGGGCAGAGGACTGAGAAGGATGAACCCCTCCGGAGATATTCCTGAGATGGTAACCGTTATCCACCATCCCGCCTTTCGTAAGCTGTATGAAGAGGAACTCCAACTGGAAGGATTCAATATTCTTGTCTTACCTGAAAGAGATAGCATTAAACAGACAGTGACGATCTACATCGATGCAGAACACAAGGATTCCGAGAAACTGGATATCTCCATACCCTACATAAGCGACTCCATCGAAACAAGCTCAAAGCTTGAAGATCTTAGCTTTGACGAAGTAGCCAATGAGTTCCGTAAGTATAAGAAACTACCGATTGGAAAGGCAAAATCGACAGAATTGGAGTTTAAAGAGAGGCATCTATTCACCAAAGAAGTGATAGGGACTTGGAAGCTTGACCTTGGTTTATTAAACTCTGCATGGTCTGCCCCCCACTATTTCTCGCTGATGCTTGCCAGAGCTTGTAAACTGACAGATTATCAATCGGTCCTATTGCCTTTGATACAGGACTTTATCGCTAAGCTTCTTTTTGAAAGAGAAGTGGATTTATTCTCTGGTGAAGTGGATCACCGCATGCAGGATACTGATGTCAAAGAACACATAATTGCGGTTTTTACACCACTGATCATGGCTAAAAAAACCACTATACAGGATCGCAAACGGAACAGCTCTGAGACAAGACTATCAAGCTGGAAACCTTACCAAGCTACAAGCACAGAGAAACGTCCGGCTGTTACTGCAAGAAGAACCATGTTCAATCTTGTGCCCTGTGATAGCAGCTTTGAGCAGGAATTTGCATTTGAGTGTGATAGATTAAATGATGTGGAGGCTTTTGCCAAGAATGCAGGTCCTCAAAAACTGACGATTGATTATCTGAAGCCAGATAAGCATAGAGCTCTATATGTACCCGATTTCTTTGTAAGAGTAAAGTCTGGCGACATATACCTGTGCGAACTGAAAGGCAGAGAAGATAATCTGGTAGCCCTAAAAGCAAAAGCCGCTATTGAATGGTGTAAATCTGCTTCAAAAGGGAAAGTCAAGTGGCATTACATGTATTTACCTTATCATCTATTCCAGCAAAGCACTGCAAACTCCCTGGAAGAACTTGCCCGGGCTTGTGAGCCATCTTTACAGAACTTGATTAAAGTAGGAGTATCAGAGCAGATTTATATAGATTTTGACGCTGCCCCAGATACTGATATCGCTGATCCCCTCTTTGATAAGATTCTGAAGATTGGCTCGATTGAGTGCATCCCAGAAGATATTCATGAAAGCGTTAGGCAGGCTTTACTCATTCTTGATCATGCGGAAAAGACAAAAATGAATGACTATGCTCATGCATTCCAACCGCTTCTATTCAACCTTGATGATTATGCTATGCGTTTATTAGTAAATGGATTACAAGGTAAGATTCCGACAGATATATCATGGAGGGATGCATACTTTATGCCTGATCTTTCGAATGTCTATGATAGGAAAAGAAATGTACTGGAGAAGTTTGGAAGATACCTTAGAGATAACTTAGTCTTTGCGCGTCCGATAATGAAGCTAGGGACATTACTATTTTGCTTAGAATATGCTCAGAAAGGAGGATTTGGAGCAAATGGAGTATGGAATGATGTCGAGAAAGCATATTCCGGAGAAAAGATGGGAGAGCTATACGTTCTACTATCTGAAGTGAATGAATTCAGAAACACTCGTGTTGCCCATGTGGAAGTCAAGCTGTCTGATGTGAATGAAGCTTGGGAGAATATGGGGAAATGGGTGAAGTGTCTTTCAATGATGTGTTAATACTGCAGGATGTTAACATAGGAGGTTTCATGTTTTCAAAGTGGTTAAAAGTCGATTTTCATATTCATTCTGACAAATCGAATGAAACAAAACGTGGCGATTACAAATGTACATTTGATTGCAATACTCTGCTTGCGAAACTACGTGATTACAGCATTGATATGTTTTCGTTAACTGATCACAATATTGTCAATGTAGAAGCTTATCGTATGCTTTACAAAGAATGTTTACCGATGAAGTTGTTTGTGGGCATTGAGTTTGACATAGCTATTGATTTCGACCACATATTGGACTATGTTGATTGTTACAAAAGAAGCGTTTCACGAAAAAATAAGTCTTACCACGCTCTGTTGTTATTCGAAAGTGAAGATTATTTATCAATCAGTAGCAAGGTTGAAGGCATGTATAGTTCAATAGCAAGCGAGTTAAAAGAAAAATCTGTAGAGATTGACTTTGATGTAGATAAACAAGCTAGGATAACAACTATGGAACACATATTCGACTCAATGAATGAAGATTTTGTTATAATAGCTCACGGCAACAAGGATAAGAGTGGGATTTCTGTATATTCAAGTGAGAATGCTAGTGATGAGTTTTCATACAGCGTTTTACTGGGGGATGTCTCAGCATTAGAAATGAAGAGTTCAATAAAAAAGCGTAATGCAATTGATTATATTAACAAACAACTAGAGCGGTATCAAGCTAAAGAATCCTGCAAATCAGTATCGTTTGTATGTTTTTCTGATAACCACAACTGTGATGACTACAAACTGCCAGAACAAGTTACTTGGATTAAAGGCTCAAAATGCTTTGATACATTAAGATTAGCGTTTACTGACCCTGAAAGCAGAGTACATATGAGTAGCAATCCACCGACACATGTGCCTGACTACATAACATCAGTCAAAATGCCGATCAGTGACCAACCACTTCAGACTATTCAGTTTTCACCTTACTTAAATGTGATAATAGGTGGCAGATCATCAGGAAAAAGCCTGCTATTTAACTCGATGATTGAGATGTTTAGTGATGTTCCTATCGAGAAGAAGAATAACTTTAGAAGAAGTTACAAAAATATAGTCCCAATCGACAAAGCTTCAATTAATAAACTGAGCATTGGACGTGACGCAACAGAAGTAGCAAGTAGCTCTGATATCTTCTGCCAAGAAGATATCATACGATTGTTTGACGATATGGGAAGCCTATCAAGTAATTTTGAGGGAAGCTTTGAACGCCACGATGATATAGCAGTACGCCGCATAGAGAGTGAGATAGAGAATGTCATCGCTGATCTAAAGAAAGCATATGGGGATTTATACAATGTTAACAAGTCAAGAAAAGACTTGCAGAACTTGAAAAATCCTTTACTGAATAGCATTAAACCAACCAATCAGCTTTTCATAATTAATGAGTTTGAACTACCAAGTTTAAACGAGAAGCAAGCAGATAAATTGTTAGATGAGGTTAAGAGTATTAGGGTATCAGCAGTTAAGATTGTCAATGCAGCAACGTTTGGGCAATCTCTATTTTCTCAGGCAGAAAAAGAACAGATTAACGATTTTCTGAAACTAATTGATGAGAAGATACTTTGGATTGAGCATAGAAAGAAGGATGTCTTGGTGAAAAAGTCATATTTTGAAAGAGTAAAAAATTTATACCAAGATTATATTGTTGATTGCTTGGATCAAGAAAAACGGGAAGTTGAAGGTGCAAAAAGTGATCTTTCGGAGAGGCTGCAAGGTCTAAAGGAATACTATAAATGTCTATTATCTCTTAGGAGAGTGTGCAGGAGGATGACAGAAATCAATACTGCCATTGAGGACAGGTCAACTGAGTTCGACAAGTACCGCTTTGTCAGTAAAGTAGCTCTTGTTAACCCAAGCGAAGAGATAAAAAATCTTTTAGCTGATAGAGTTCACGAATACAGGATTGATCTTGATGTTTCAGAAAACTTGGCATATCTCTCTAACCAGAATTCTTCTATGCGACTAAAGAATGTTCCACTAGAAAGGGGGAAGCTCCCAGAAGAATTGTTTAGACGTATTGAAGAGAAATTGAATTCAAAACCTACTGAGTTCAACTATGAAATCATCGAGATTAGTGATGATCATTCAATAACGACTAGTACTGCATCAACATCACAGGGCAAGAAAGCATCAATGTTCCTAGATGTTAAATTTAAGCAGTTCATGACGACGAGAGATGTAAAGTTAATCATGATTGATCAACCGGAGGATAACCTAGATAACAGCTACATGAGCAAGTCATTGATTCCGTTGATCAGAAAGCTAAAGAAACGAATACAGATCGTTTTTGTCACACATAATCCAAGTATTGCCGTTTATGGAGATGCAGAAAATGTGATCATAGCGGACAACAATAACGGGATCATAACATACAAACAGGGCGGTTTAGAGAACATTGAGATAAGGAAAGAAGCCTGTTTAATTCTTGACGGTGGGGAAGAAGCGTTTAAAAATAGAATGGATAAATATAGCATAAGCAACATTAGGGACGTGGAGGAATAGAATGAAAATCACTGTTAATGCAAATGTTATCTCACTAGAAGGTGACCCACTTCAGAAAATTCTATCATTTGATGTCGACCAAGATGATATTGACTTGACTGAGTTATCAAAGTCTTTGGGTGATAGTGAAAAGGTAATTGAGGTAACCCCCAGCAGTCACACTGAGTGCATCCAAGAATACAAACCAGAAAACGAACTGGTGAGAAAACTGCTTCAGTACATTTTTCAGTTGATTGATGCTTTCAACGAGAGCTTCAAGGAAGTCTATCTCGAAGAAAGCTCTGATGCTGATGTTCCATTTTGATATCTTGACGTAGCTTATACTACTATTGTCGCCGTTCTACACTTCCAGTGAAATGGCGGGAAGGGTGTATGTGCTCCAGAGACACCTACCGGGTTCATCTCTGAGTCGTATTCGATCTGGTCATCCTTGATCCAAGGTGCAAGTGCTTTGATGTATTCTCTGGCATCATCCAGGCTGTTGGACTTGGTATCAAGAGCCATCAGGTTATCCATCACTTCCAGGGCATCGTTTAAGGGATAGATCTTATCCTGGGCTGCAAGAGCCCGGCAGATGTCACTGGTTCGGTCATCCAAGATCACCACGAGCTTATAGTATCTGGCTTTGGCTTTTTTGTAGCCTTGCAGCCTTCCGAACTCTCGTATCCGGAGAGCAGTATGCTCTGCCAATCCCTGCCAGTAATGGGATGAGCGGTTGGCGAGGTCATTGAACTGGTCTTTTAGGGTATCTGCAAGCATCTCTTTGGTATAACCCTGCTCAATGGCTTTGGAGAGGGTGTCTGCGAAGTTCTGCCTGACATCAGCTTCGAAGTGATTACCGATCCAGAACAACTGCTGTTTCTGGATGGTGGATGATAAGTGCTGATCTTCGATGCCCCAGAGCCCGATGCTGGTCTTGGTTGGGGCTTGCACTTGGGTGTCCCTCAGTCCGAGCCGCACACAGCGGTCTATTATCGCTTTGGTGGGCTCATTGACCAGTGCTGCGAAGTCATCTCCCAACTGGGTATTAATGATGCTCATAAGCTTATCTATTGAGCCCTTGTTGATCTTCTCGGCTCTTGGCATATCACTCAGCATCTGAATGGCAAGGCGTGTAGCATCTCTGATCTCAGTCTTCCAAGCATTATTGAGGACCCGGTAATACTCAAGCATGAGCTTATCATAGTAGTTCATCAGAAAGAAAACCTCCGGACTTTCACTCTATTCCTGCCGATGTCATACTCAGAGAAGCGTTCCAGACAGCCAGCCAGAGCATCACAGCCATCGATATAACCATCAGGATAGGTAAGGAACTGACTGATAAGGGTGGGTGTATCCTGTCCCTCCGGAAAGAGTATCTTTGCGGTCTCAATGATGGTCTCGGTTCTCTCGATACGCAGATTCTTGTTATCCTTATTATCGATGCGCTTGATTCTGTGACTGATGGGTGGCAGATGATTGTCATATGCCCACCGATCAAAGTCTGCCAGTATTCTGCCTTGTCCGTAGGTGGTCTCACAAGCTGCTCTGGCTTTCACTCTGTAAGTTCTATCCAACTTCTGATAAGCATCATAGTAGTACCTAAAGAACTTGGTGTTCTCAGTCTGACGTATCCAGACATGGATCACATAGAACCTGTTACCATCATAGCCAATGGAGATAACAGCTTTGTAACAGCCCTTCTCTCCCCAGGCAGGATCGGCATAGAGCCAGACCCGCTTCATCAATGATGGCTCAGGTAGAGATCTATACTTGGTGAACCAGTGGTTCTTGAAGATGTTCCCTTCGATTACCGGTTGTCCAAGCATCTCTCTCTGATAACCTGTATGCCCGAACTTGGCTCGCAGGTTTGGCAGAGTGGCAGTAGGGTACTGCTCCTCCCAAATGGACTTGCCATGCATATCTTCGAGAGAGAAGCGCAGGATCGCTTTCTGGTGCGTTTTCAGTATCGATTGGTATCTTGTGTCCAGATCGGGATTATCTGCCAACATTTCGCCTAATATGAGCTCTTGAAACTGGCAGATAGCATAGTTGGGATGTACCAGGTTACCAAGCCAGACAATCTTACCATTACCTTCCGGAGATAATGCTCCGGCAAGCTCCTGTGAGATCTTCTCCATGCGTCTCTTACCGATGGACTGGTTACCCATGTTCTCTTCTTTGTCAATATCATCACAGACGATCAGCCCGGGCCGCTTGGCAGTCTTAGGATTGATAGTTCCACGATGGCTCTGCTTAATACTTCTGGCTCGTATCCTTGCCTTGTTCTTGAGATAGAAGTCGAGATCAAAGCTGTCCACTGGCAGCAGCTCCGGATAGTCGATGGTGAGCCGCTTATTGTTCTGCAGTTCATGTAAGGTGAAGGCGGTGCGTTCCTGTGCCAGATCTACGTCTGCGGCAGTATGGATCACGTAGCGTTCACCTTTGATGATCCTCCAGATCGGATAGACCACTCCCATGAGTACCGTTTTGCCCAGCCCACGAAAACCTGTGATTCCGATGATGCCTGAGCCCTTATCAGTTTCATCGAACATGGTCTCATGTGCTGGGCAAAAAGGTAGTGGGAAGATATGCGGGAAATAGGTATTGCAGAAGAACGAGAAGGCATCCCAACCTTCTCCAGTGGTTCTTCTGATGCGCTCAGTCTTAGCTTCGGGATTATCGTCTATAAAAGGCAAGACGGAGATCGTTTTGGATGCGATCTCCGCTAATGCCTTGTTATGCCGCTGGAGGAACTTCTTAGACATAACTTAAATACCCCGACGCCTGTTTGGGGCAGGCGTCGGAGTCTGCGGGCATGGAGGGACCCGCAGTTTTGGCACAAGTGCGCAGAGCAGGAGGCAACAGCTCCGCGCAGGATGTCAGGCTTGGAGGGTCTATGTAGGCTGTAGGTATGTATTTAAGCATTTCTGACTCTCAAGTATTCCGCCAGATCAATTACGATGCCGTTAAACTGTTTGAGCAGGGTCTCATGCCCTTTCTCAATCATGAAGTCGGTTACCTGATCCAAGAAGCGTACGATATAGTCGTTCAATTCCTTGGATGGCTCGGAGTCCTTCTGGTTCTGCTTGATCAGTGAGACCAAGCTCTGCAGAGCTGTATCTGCCGGGTTCTTGGCATACTCTCTGAGTGCTTGGATCAGCGCTCTCTTGCGGGCTAAGCTGATCTCATGGTCAAGCTTGCGCTCTTCCTTGAACAGATCTGCCCACTTGCCGGACTTGATCCACTTGCGGACGGTGATTACGGAGACACCGAAGATCACCGCCAGCTCTGTGGGATCGGTTTTACCATTCAGGTAAGCTTCTTTGCAGTTCTCCCGCTTGATGCGGAACTCAAGAGCGTTACTCATACTCCGGGCGCACCTTGTGTTTGGTCAGATATTCGTTCAAGTCCTTGCCGGAGCAGCGCAACTGCCCGTTTTCTTTAGTTCTAAAGGCAGGCAGAGGATCGAGTATATCCTTGATCCAGCGATACACCGTAGTACGGTTGACCCGGAGTGTTGCTGCCACTTCATCGGGTCGATAGTTGCGGTCATCTCTGAATATGCTCATGGTCTCCTCTGCTGCAATATAAGTTTCAAATGTCATCATTTCTTCTCCTCTGCTTTGATCAAATTAGGATGTGCAAGGATGCAACTCAATCACAAGGAGCTGAAGTTCAGTACTACCTTGTTGTAGTTCCCGGCTTCATCCCTTACTGAGAAAGAGATGTACTGTTTAGTAGACGTTACAGTGATCGCTTTATCGATCAGCTCCATCGCTTCCTTCCAGATCGGGTCTTTGATCTTGTAGCGGCGCAGGGCGAAGATCCGATAACGGGCAAGCTGACCCCGCTTATCGACTTGGAAAGCTTCATTGATGATAGCCTTAAGATTGTCATTGGAGTTCTCTGACCAGGCTTTGATACACTCGTCTATCTTCTGCTTGGCGAGTTGCAGCTCAATTCCGAACTGTATCTTCTCCCGGTAGCGGATTTCGATCTTGTATTTTTCATCAAAGGTAAGCAGCAGAGCATTACCTTTCCACTCTACGTTATTCCTTCTGGCAACATCGTTCAGATAATCTTCCACTATCTTGATGATGCTGTGTTTTTCTTTGATGATGCGTTCCTGAAGCTTGAGAGCATGATCCATCGCTTTGCTAACGGCTGCTTCTCGATCCAGGATGTCTTGATTGAGCACTTTAACGGATATCTCCCGTCCTTGTGCATCGGTTAGGGTGCGGTCTTTACCGTTCTTTGTAGACTTTCTACTCATGTGTATCCTCCCTTGGATTTATTCTTTATCTTTAGTTGTTTCTTGTTTTCTGATGTAGGACTGGAACATGGCGATTACCGCTCTGCGTTCTTTGGGATCGAGCAGATTCCAGTGGCTTTTATGGTAATGCTTTATGGTGAATGCCCTTAAGTCGTTCTCTGTCCAACCCGCCTGTTTCATCAAGGAAAACATGTACTTTCCCTGCTTATCAAAGGTGAACTCATTGGGACGGCCATGCTTGCGATACTTGATCATGAGCGCTTTCAGTTCTTTGAGCTTATCTTCCGGCAGAGCCCTTAGTGATTCGCCATAACCGAGACGGCTCATAATGAGTTTGAAGCCATCCAGGGGCCAGTGGAACTTCTTAACCCTGAGGGCATGGATTTCTCGGCGTAGTTTGCGTTCTCGTAGTTCCTGTGTCATAGAATGTCCTTTGGACTGCTATTCCAGTCCTTTCTGTCTGAGATACGTTTTAAAGCTTATCTTCCAAGACTCGCCACTCACCAGATACTCAAAATATGCGTCTATGAGTCTGGATTTCTGCTCGGTTGTATCGCTTAACAGCTCTCTGGCTTCGGCTCGATTAAGTTGCTCCTGCCTTCTAAGCTCTTTCTCCTCAGCCCTGCGGAGCTTCTCTTCTTTACTGATCGAGGGTCGCATCCGACCCAGGATACCCGGCTCAATTTGCTTGCCGATCTCTCTCAATCTATCTCGGCTGATTACTTTATACTGCTTGCCTTCCATACCGATGCATCCAATTGAAGCCAAAGCTTCCATATAGACAAACACCCACTGACGACTTCTACCGAAGTCCTTAGCTATGGCTCGGATGGAGGTGTATTTACCCTTCTCGATCTGGTCGAGCAAGGCGGTAGCTGCCTTAATCTCGAATTTCCAATTACCCTTCTGACTGTAACATACTTTGGGGCTATAGCGATCAGCCAAGACATAGATGCCCTCCTTCTTGGAGATCAGTTTGATCTTCTTATCTGCCAGCAGTTCAAGCAGCACAGGCTCGATTACAGAGAGATCTTGAGCTATCATGTTAGATACCGTCTCTGCGGTGAACGGTTTCTTGAACTGCCTTACGAAATTGAGTACCAGATCTTTAGTCTTCATTTTGCGAGCTTGAGATCGATTACTCTTCCGGTTGATTCGCTTAGTTTGAGCTCTCCGGTTTCAATGGAGTGCATCATCTTCATGGCTTTGCGTAAGTTGCCCTTTGCCGACTCATGGATCAAGTCCACGATCTTCTCGGTCACTTCCACATCGAGCACTTCCTTGGCGAGTATCTTGATGTCCTTGCGGCTTACGGGTTTGAACTCATAGAAGGAATTGCAGCGGTCGAAGTAGTATTCATTGAGCTGGGAGAGCCGATCCTTGGCATTCTGCATCCCCACCAGGATCACTACGGTTAAGGTCTCATCTACGATGTCCCGGATGGCACCAAGCAGTTTATCATGTTTAAATGCATAATCGATCTCATCGATTACGATAACCATGTCTTCCTGCTCTTCCAGAATCTGCAGGCAGAGTTTGAAGAGGTTATTGGTAGTTCCGTAGGGGATGTTGTTGCCGAGTCCGAATCTCTGGTACAAGGCAGTGATAAGATCGACTGCGAAGGACTTAGGGGTCGATGTAGCTTCCAGTCTCAGGTATATGTAACCTCTCTGGAACGCCATTCTTTGGGCATAGGTGGTCTTGCCGAGACCGGGCAATCCATAGATCAGTCCCAGTCCGACCATCTCCATCTTGGGTCTATTGAGCAGGTAGTTGACGCACTGATCGGCTTCAACTACATTGCTTATTCTTACGAGCTGATTCTGTTTCAAGCTTCCTCCTTACTTGATTCCTATGAACTTGAGCATCTCTTCGAAGCTCTTCTCTTTGGGTTTGATTACGTCGTCATCGTCATCCTCCACTCTCAGTGGCTTGGGAGGATCGAGCTTATTGGGCAGCGTTGCCTGCACTTGCTTATCAAGCTCTTCCATCAGCTTCTCAGCACTGGGTGGAGGAGCTTCAAGGGTCGGGGGCTGGATAAAGGTGGGATTGTGTTCTATCTCAGCCATCGGCAGCGGCTTAACCAATCGATCCACCGCTTCCTGCGTCTGTCTGACGATCTGCTTGGTGCGCTTGGCGATCAGCTTCTGATGCCGCTTATTGGCTTTCTGTTCCTTATGCAGTTCAGCCGCTGAGATCGGATTGTCTTTATCCAGCAAGATGAAGGGGTCTTGCGATCTGCGGACTTCTGCCTGGCAGATGAAGTTGTCTTGCATATCGTAGACGAGTATCCAGCGCAGATCACTCAGATCGTAACGAATCAGCAGTTCCTTGCCGATGTGCCCGATCAGCTCCGTATCCCAGTACATCAACTTGTTAAGCATAATACCATTGTTGCGCAGGGTCTTGCGCACGGCGGACATCATCATGAAGTTGAGCTTGTCAGCTTTGATCTTCTGCTCTTCCGGTACGGGATTGGCACTAAATACTTCCCAAGGCGATTTACCTTTCAAGCCGCTATGTGGAGCTTCGCCATACATCTTCCTGATAAAGAAACCAATCATCTGCATGGCTTCTTCTATGGTAGGAGGAGTGGAATCGTACATTTTTCTTGCCCACTTCTCGTTACGCATAAGTGTTGCAGGCTTATCGTCTATCGATGCACCCCGGAAGCTGCCGATGAATCGTTCAAAGCGTTCTTGGAAGGTCTTGAAGAAGCGTTCGATCACCTTGGCTTTGGCATTGTAGCTTTCGGCGAAGGCTACTTGAATGCCCAGGCGTGGGAAGATCCCTGCCAGATCGCGGGATAAATCATGTTCCTGCCACTTCTCATTAAAGAGCTTTGCCCGGAAGGCTTTGCCGTTATCGAGATAGACGTACTTGGGAACTCCGCCCCAGTTCAGGAAGGCGTTTCTGAAGGCGATCTGGATATGCTGGCTGTCCTCGGTAAAGGCGAGTGAGGCACCTACCGGGTATCTTGAAGCCCAGTCAAAGACCATGATCATGGTCATGCGCTGCGCTTTCCCGG